ATATTAGTATGGAAATATTTGGGTTTGAAATAACTCGTAAGAAAGACGAGTTGCGAAATTTAGAGGTGTCAACGGCGCCTAGTTTCGTTCCGCCTGTAGAAGATGATGGCACACCTGTCATTCAACAACAACCAGGCGGTTTCGTATCAGGTGGAGCTTATGGTTCCTACATTGATATGGAAGGTGGTATTAAAAATGAGACAGGTCTCATTACAAGATACCGTGAAATATCATTGATTCCTGAGTGTGACTCAGCAATCGAAGATATAGTTAATGAGTGTATCACATCGGATTCTCAAGACAAGATTGTGTCACTCGACCTCAGAGATGTGAAGCTCTCTGATAGTATCAAGAAAAAGATACAAGACGAGTTTAATCACATTCTTGCCTTAATGAAGTTCAATCAGAACTCTCACGAATTATTCCGAAAATGGTACGTAGATGGAAGGATATACTTCCATAAAGTCGTTGACAATAAACGACCAAAAGCTGGTATTGTTGATTTAAGAAACATAGACCCTCTTAAAATTAAGAAGGTTAGGAATGTTCAAAAAGGAAAAACAGACAAAGCGGGTGTTGACGTAATAAAGAAAGTTGAAGAATTTTATGTCTTCAACGATAAAGGTTTTGATAAATCTTCAGCGAATGACGGAACAACGGTGAAGATTGCCCCTGAAGCAGTATCATACACTACATCAGGATTGTTAGACTACACTAAGAATGTGGTCATTGGGTATCTTCATAAAGCATTGAAGACTGCAAATCAGTTATCAATGATGGAAGACGCACTTGTTATCTATAGGATATCAAGAGCACCCGAAAGAAGGATATTCTACATTGACGTAGGTAACCTTCCAAAGGCAAAGGCAGAACAGTATTTGTCTGAGGTTATGAACAAGTATAGAAATAAACTTGTTTACAATGCAGACACTGGGGAAATCAAAGATGATAGAAAACATATGTCTATGTTGGAAGATTTTTGGTTACCTAGGAGAGAAGGTGGACGTGGGACAGAGATATCAACTTTGCCTGGCGGACAAAATCTTTCGGAAATAGAAGACATTGAATACTTTAAGTCGAAGTTATATAAGAGTTTAAGTATTCCAGCTTCTAGAATGGAAGCAGATGCAGGTTTCAATTTGGGACGTGCGTCCGAAATCCAAAGAGATGAACTTAAGTTTAATAAGTTCACAAACAGACTTCAAAAGAAGTTTGCAAGAGTATTCATTGATATCTTAAGGACTCAATTAATACTTAAAGAAGTTGTTAAACAAGAAGAGTTTGATAAGTTAATCAAAGACTTCATACAGTTTGATTATGCAAGTGATAATCACTTTGCAGAGTTGAAAGACGCAGAAATAGTGCGTGAGAGAATTGAAACACTGCAATCACTTGATGAATATGTTGGCAAATACTTCTCTCAGGATTACGTAAGAAAGAATATCTTACGACAAACCGAAGAAGAGATTGCTGAAATGGATAAACAAATCGAAGCCGAAGGCGGAGACGAAGACGGAGACGATGACTTTTAATTGGGGATATAAATGAGTGAAATAAGTAAACAAATTGTTGATGAAATAGAAGCAGGTAAGTTGCAAGACGCCAAAGATTCTATTTTTAACGGCATAAAAGAAAAAGCTGCTCAGGCGGTTGACATGAAAAGAGTGGAAGCACAGGTAGATTGGTTAAAAACAGAACCTGAGACAACTGAGGAAGAGTAATTTAAATGAAACGCTTTTATGCAGTTGCTAGAGAACTTTATGAGGCACAATTTAAATTGCCTAAAAGACATAAAGAACTAAAGGTTGATTCCATTAAACAGGGTGGTAAAAAATATAATATCACTTATACTCAAATGGGGAAACAAGTTTTTGCTTTTATTGATAATAATGAAACTGGCCCATACAAGGACTTAAAGGACGCAGAGAAATCTGTTAAAGAATTATCGTCACTGTTCAAACAAATGTTTGAAGATGGTATAACAAGAGAGGAAATTTTCGATGAAATTAATTTCAGAGTATAACGAAGCAACTCCGTTAGTTGAAGCAAAAGAAAACGGTAAAAAAGATTACTTTATTGAAGGTGTCTTCATGCAAGCAGACATCAAAAATAGAAACGGACGTGTTTATCCTAAAGAGATAATGGCAAAAGAAGTCAAACGTTACGTTAAAGAGTTCGTAAACGAACAAAGAGCATTCGGTGAGTTAGGACACCCCGAAGGGCCGACTATCAATTTAGACAAAGTATCCCACATGATAACAGAACTACACGAAGACGGTAGTAACTGGGTGGGTAAAGCAAAGATTTTAAGTACACCAAACGGTCAGATTGTTAAAAATCTTATCGATGATGGTGCAAAATTAGGTGTTTCTTCTAGAGGACTTGGTTCTTTAGAACAACGTTCAGACGCACAATACGTCAAAAATGACTTTCAACTCGCAACTGCAGGTGACATTGTCGCAGACCCTTCAGCACCCGAAGCTTTCGTAGAAGGTATTATGGAAGGTGTTGAGTGGATTATGGAGAATGGAATCTATAAAGCAGTTAAAATGGAGTCTATGAGAGACCGTTTAAGACGTGAAAAGAGTGCAAAACTGGAAGAAACGAAATTAAATGTATGGAAAGAGTTCGTTAAGAACCTATAACATATAAATAAAAAAGTAAACTCAAACAGGAGAAAAATATGGCAGAGTTAGATACAAACCAAGATGAGCTTCTAGAGGCAGGTCAACCTGACGCTAAAGCTGAGAAAGGTGACAAAAACCCGCCTAAGCAAGGTTCCAGTGATGCCGCCAAAGTAGAAGGTGGTAAAGCTGAAGTCGTTAAACCCGAAGAAAATCCTGTTGACAAAGCTGTCAGTTCTGTAGATAAAGCAGAAGATGGAGTCAAAGAGATTTCCGCAGACCCACAACAGAAGGGTGAAGGGAAACCTGAGAAGTCTGAAAAAATCAAAGAAGGCGAAGGCGCTGACGAAGAAGCAGAAGTTTCTGAAGCAGAAGAAAAAGCTCCTTCTAAGATGGAGACAATTAAAGCTATCGTCAACAACATGAAGGAAATGAATAAAGAAGACCTTCAAGGTATTTTCTCTTCTATATCAGAAGATGAGGTTGACGAATCTTTGACTAAGGCAGAAATCGCAAGAAACATAGTCGAACTAGTTAAGAAACTAGATGACGAACAGGTTCAGGAACTGTACAAGTCTATGACAAAAGAAGAAGAAGTTGATGAAGAAGTTAATGAAGAAGTTGACGCTGAAACTTCCGAAGAGCTTGAATCTAAACTTGTAGAGATTGAAATTGAAGACGACTTGAATGCAATCTCAGAAGCATTAGATTTGTCAGATGAGAACCAAGAAAAAGCAAAAACAATCTTTAAAGCTGCTGTTACTTCTAAAGTAGCAGAAGTTGAGAAAGGATTGAAAGAAGCTTACGAAACAGAATTACAAACCTCAGTAGATAAGGTCAAAGCCGACTTAAGTGAAGCAGTTGACAAATACTTGTCTTATGTTGCCGAAGAGTGGACGCAAGAAAACGAATTGGCTATCGAGAGAGGTTTGAAAGCCGAAATGACTGAAAACTTTATCACTGGATTGAAGACATTGTTCGTAGAACATTATGTTGACGTTCCCGAAGATAAGTATGATGTTATAGATGAGCTTTCTAATCGTCTCGATGAGATGGAAGTTAAACTTGACTCCGAAGTTCAGAAGAACATGGACATCGCAGAAGAGTTGGACACACTCAAGAGAGAAAGAGTGATAAGTGAATCTACAGCAGATTTAACTGACTCACAGAAAGAGAAATTGGAATCACTTGCAAACGGTGTAGATTTCCAAGACGAAGCTGACTTCGCAGAGAAGATTGGTGAAATCAAGGAAGCATACTTCGGTATTGAAAGTGAATCAATTTCCGAGGATACTGTAGTTGAAGAAGGAACTGGTACGCTTGAAGACGAAGAGTCTGCACCTGTACTTGCTCCTGAAATGAACAGGTATTCTGACGCAATTAGTAAACTAAAACCATTAGGTTAATTTAAAGGAGAAACAGAAATGTTTTTATCAGAAAATCTACAGGATAAGTGGCAACCTATCTTAGAGCACTCCGATTTGCCAAAAATCGAAGATAGCTATAAGAGAGCTGTTACAGCAGTTATCCTTGAAAACCAAGAGAAAGCTCTTAACGAAGATAGAGTTTCCTTGGAAGAAGCTGCACCTTTGAATGCGACTGGTTCTTCAGCAGTATCTAATTGGGATCCTATCCTAATTAGTCTAGTACGAAGAGCGATGCCTAACTTGGTTGCTTACGACATTTGTGGTGTTCAACCAATGACTGGGCCTACAGGTCTTATCTTTGCTATGAAAGCAAGGTATAACGACTACCCAACTCAAGGACGTGAGAACAAAACTGAAGCGCTTGGCGTGGACGAACCTCATACTCCTTATTCGAGTGCGGCTCAGACAACTTCAGCTGGTGCATTAACAGCTGCAATCAGTGACCCATTTGACACTAGTTCTCCCGATTATGAGGATACAACTGGTTCAGGTATGTCTACTGCTACTGCAGAAGCACTTGGTGATGTCGAAGCTTCCAATGGATTCGCTCAAATGGCTTTCACAATTGAGAAAGCTACTGTAACTGCTAAATCAAGAGCACTTAAAGCGGAATACACTTTAGAATTGGCACAAGACCTTAAAGCAATCCACGGTCTTGACGCAGAATCAGAACTTGCAAACATTCTAAGTTCTGAGATTCTTGCTGAAATCAACAGAGAAGTAGTAAGAAACGTTAATATACAGGCAAAAGTAGGTGCATCTGCAACTGCTTCAGCTGGTACTTTTAATCTTGACGTTGATGCTAACGGACGTTGGTCAGTTGAGAAATTCAAAGGTCTATTGTTCCAAATAGAAAGAGAATCAAACGTAATTGCAAAAGAAACAAGACGTGGTAAAGGTAACTTTATCCTTTGTTCTTCTGATGTTGCGTCTGCACTATCAATGGCGGGTGTATTGGATTACACTCCTGCTCTTAACACTGACATCAATGTTGATGACACAGGTAATACTTTTGCTGGTGTTCTTAACGGACGTGTTAAAGTATACATTGACCCTTATGCAGGTGTTGATTATCTAACAGTTGGATATAGGGGTTCAAACCCTTATGACGCTGGTCTTTTCTATTGCCCATACGTTCCATTGCAAATGGTTCGTGCGGTTGGTGAGAATACTTTCCAACCTAAAATTGGTTTCAAAACTAGATACGGTATGGTTTCAAACCCATTCGTAGGTTCTACTCCTGCTAACGGATTAGCAACCGCTGCTACAAACCAATACTATAGGAAATTCGCAGTATCTAACATTCTATAAGAATTTTAGAATCCGAACTAAAAAACCCCACTTCGGTGGGGTTTTTTTTGTCCTAAATATTGTTGTATAGTATTCACTATACTCCATATGTCATGGGTTAAAAGACTACAATCGTTCATTCACTCTAAATGTAGCAGTGAACGGAAGTAGACAGGAAAACCTCTTTCTTCATCAAGAAAGGCAAGCTAGTACCCGAAAGGGGAACGAGACCGAAAGTCGAAGGAACGCATTTTTTATTTTAATCAATTAAGATAGGAGATGATATGACTAACAGATATAGAGGTATCTCATACAATCCGTCTGAATTAGAAACCCCAAAGGCAAAACCTTTTGAGGGTATCTACAGAGGACAGAAACATGGTGCTATCAAAAGTGTTAAGTCAACTCAAACATCAGGTGTATACCGTGGTGTTAAGTGGGTTGCTTAATGTTCTAAATACGAGTGATACATATCATTCGTGCAGGACGGTAGTATTGAAGTAAAGAAAACCCCAGTAGTTACTACGCATTTCTATTGGGGTTTTTTTTGTCATGAAACTGTAACATTTGTCACACAACTGTCATATATACTAGTATGACAAAATTTTTAAGGAAAAAGACAAGAAAATTTCATAAACTTATGAAATCAGGAAGATTGCACAAAGTATGCAAAGCTGCTGGAGTAAGCACATATCAAAGACATGTGGGTGAACTCGACCAACAAAGGGAAGCACGTGCATAATGTAGTTTAAAAAATACCTAAATAGGTATATGGCTACTATCAATAAATCGATTCTTCAAAAGAACAACTTTAGACTTCTCATAGACAAAGTCCCAACTGTGGAATACTATGTGCGTACTGCAAATGTGCCAGGCATATCATTCAGTGAGACTCAAGTCCCTACTGGTA